TGATATGAAACGAATTACATTTTTAAAGGATGAAAATAAAGGGCCCGTGGTTGTTCTTATTGGCCGGCGTGATACCGGCAAAAGTTATTTAGTAAGAGATATTTTATTTCATCATCGCGACATACCTATATGTACTGTTATTTCCGGCACGGAAGCGGGCAACGGATTTTATGCCGCGCATGTTCCTAAACTATTTATTCACGATGAATATAGCACCGGTATTATTGAAAATATTTTAAAGCGCCAAAAGACTGTAATTAAAGAAGTAAATAAACAATTACAACTTTATAAAACTTGTAAAATTGACCCGCGGACACTTGTTATTTTAGACGATTGTCTTTATGATAATACTTGGGCAAGGGATAAAATGATGCGTTTACTGTTTATGAACGGGCGACATTGGAAAGTATTTTTAATTATTACGATGCAATACCCTCTTGGAATCCCGCCTACTTTACGCACAAATATCGATTATGTATTTATTTTACGAGAACCTTACATCGCAAATCGTAAACGAATATATGAAAATTATGCGGGAATGTTTCCTACATTCGAATCCTTTTGTCAAGTTATGGACCAATGCACCGAAAATTATGAATGTTTAGTAATTGACAATAATGTTAAATCTAACAGATTAAGTGACCAGATATTTTGGTATAAAGCTAACGCAGACATACGACATGATTTTAAACTTGGTTCTAAAGAGTTTTGGGAAATGTCAAAGTCAATGGCCGATGATGAAGAGGATGCGCCCTATAATCCCGAACAATATAGAAAGACGGTTCAAAAAATTAATGTTAAAAAGACTAAATGGTAAAACGAAGTAACGATAAAACGAAGTGGTAAAACGAAGTTGTAAAACGAAGTAACGATAAAACGAAGTATTCCGTATTAATATTTTGCTTTAAATTGTGCGCGTGTCATTCCTACACCCATTATTCGGTATGCTTCTTCAAAATTATTTGAGGTAAGTGTATTTGCTACATTAGGCGATTTTGTTTTTTTTGTTTTGCTTTTTTTAGGTTTATTCGCAGGTGGTTTATTTACAGGCTGATTATTTTCAGGGGATGGTTTTTTCGCAGCCTTAGATTTTTTTACAGGTGGTTTATTCACAGGTGGTTTATTCACAGATTGTTTTGTCGATTTCCCTTTCTGTTTCATATATTTAGACCTGATTTTATTTTATATACTAATATATATGGAAGAATGTGTACGTAGAAATGATAAAGCAGGCAAAGAAATAAATCCCGTTACTTGCGCATTTGTTAAAAAATGTAAAACAAATGAAATTAGAAATAGTAAAGGGCAGTGCGCAAAATTAACCGCGAGTGAATATAGACGCGGAATATTAAATAAATTACCAAAAAAAAAACAGAGAACTGAACGGGTTCATTATGAATTTCAACATCCATTGGCTCACGCTAAAAAAGTTTCAATGAATAATAGAAGACCAAAACCTATTAAAAGAAATAAATCTCATAATAAGTATATCGAACGGGCTACAGGTGAACCTGGTCGCGTAAGATATACTGCTACATTAAAGCCGCCTCATAATGTAGATATTAATGTTCGCGGTAGGTCTGAGGTAAGAAACTCATTACCTGAATTACCGGTTGAAGAGTTAGAAGAAGAATTAGGCGAAAATATTCCTAGAAATGTACCTGCTAACAATAGACCAATACAAAAAAGAAAGTCTGCTAACAGGAGAGAGAGACAACTACAAGCGGAAATAAAATCTAACGCAGGAGTAAAATCTAACGCAGGAGTAAAATCTAACGCAGGAGTAAATTCACGAGTATTACAAAAAAGAAAAGCACAAAATAAAGTAAATAGAGCAAGAGAAGAAGCAGCCGCGCGACAAAGATTAGAACAGGGCAAATCAGAAAATAATTCACCGGAAATGAAAGGAATAGGAATATAAAGATTTTATAATATATTATATTAATGAAGATTGGATTACTTGTGCCATGTACATCTAAAGGCCGCCAATGGACCACAATAAAACAAACCTATTTTTATAATTTAACATTTAAAACATTTTTAATTAATCAAGATAAAGAACACGAATACCATTTTTATTTAGGAGTAGATAATGATGACCCTATTTTTAATAATGTAGCAGAACAGGGCGTCATTCGCCGATTTACGAATATATTTAAAAATATTCATATACATTTTGTTGTTCTTAATATTCAAAAGGGTTATTTGACTAAAATGTGGAATGAATTATATAAATTGGCATATTCGGATGGTTGTGAATATTTTTATCAATGTGGCGATGATATTCATTTTCAGACGGCAGGTTGGGTGAATGATAGCATTAATACATTGGTCCTGACGAATGGTGTTGGACTAACTGGTCCCATTAATAATAATAACCGAATATTGACTCAGGCATTTGTATCGCGCAAACATATGGAAATATTCGGTTATTTTTTTCCGGAAAATATTCTTAATTGGGGTTGTGATGATTGGTATAATCACGTATATCAACCCAACCATTTTTTTCCATTAAAGAATCATTTTTGTAGTAATGAAGGAGGCGAACCTCGCTATTTGATTGATGGGAAACGAAATTTTAGGGCAAATTATGCCGTTAATGCGAGCGCGTTAAGAAACCGAACTATGACGCAAGCAATTGGTGATAGAGCAAAAATTGCCAACTTTATTAAAAGGTAATTATTTTTTATGTTTTTTCTTTTTTTTTGGGTGGTTTAATTCATTCATTGGTATATTTATATCCAAAAAAAAAGGCGGGTTATTATTTATTTTTCTTTCTATATCATCTGTATTTGTTTTATTATCTATTGTGATATCTGTATTTGGTTCACTTATTATCATTGGTTCACTTATTGATTCGTTTATTGGCATTGATTCGTTTATTGGCATTGATTCGTTTATTGGCATTGATTCGTTTATTGGAATTGGTTCATTTATTGGCATTGGTTCACTTATTGAGTCATTTAAGATTGAGTCGCTTATTGGATTCGATATTATCGCATTTACTAAATCAGTATTTATATATAAGGAATTATCATTAAGATTCGATTCGTATATAGTAAAAAGTTGAGTAGGCCTAACATGTGTTTTAATTTCAGGTGGTTCGCCTTCGGGCTCAATTATTTCAATAATTAACTTTGTCATAGTTTGCGTTATTTCATTAGTTGGTTCGACAATATTTGGTTCAACGATATTTATATTTAGTTCTGCGATTGGTTCAACAATATTTATATTTAGTTCAATTATTGGTTCAACGATTGGTTCTGCGTTTGGTTCAACGATTGGTTCTGCGTTTGGTTCAACAATATTTTTATTTACTTCAATGTTTGGTTCGACGATATTTATATTTGGTTCTGCGATTGGTTCAATGTTTGGTTCAACAATATTTATATTTAGTTCAATGATTGGTTCTGCGTTTGGTTCAATGATTGGTTCAATGATTGGTTCTGCGTTTGGTTCTGCGTTTGGTTCTGCGATTGGTTCAACAATATTTATATTTATATTTGGTTCAATGATTGGTTCTGCGATTGGTTCTGCGTTTGGTTCAATGATTGGTTCTGCGATTGGTTCAACAATATTTATATTTATATTTGGTTCAATGTTTGGTTCTGTGTTTGGTTCAATATTATTTGTCAAATTTGGCATATCTTTATCGATTGATTCCTCTTTATTTGAAATATTATTTCTTAAATCAGACAATCTCATATATTGTTCATTCTCTTCATTCATACATGTTTCGCAATATACCGCCTCTTTTTTACAACACCGTTTACATATTTTTGTCATTATTATACTCTTTTTCTCTTTAATAGGTTGCGTAAAATTTATATCATTATCTAATTGTTCATGTATACAATTTAATTTACTATTTAAATTTGAGAGAAATGAAATATGATATGTATGATACGCTGATAAATATTTTTTGTATAAATTTACATTATTTACAATGATATTATTATGATATTCTAAATTGTGTATATAGTTATCAATATTTATTCCGCTCGTTAATTTTGTCTGATGTGCTTTAATTTCATCTTC